GCACTTTTGACGTCTTACATCCAGGCCACCTAGACTTGCTTAATTATGCAAAAAGTCTAGGTGACTTTTTACTGGTAGCAATAGATTCGGATGAACGAGTCGCCAGCAAAAAGGGATTGGACAGACCTTTCAACCCACAATATAATCGAATGAAATTATTACAAAACCTAAAAGCGGTTGACGAAGTAGTAATTTTTGATAACGATATTGAATTAACACAAACAGTAAAAATACTTAGGCCTGACATAATGGTTGTTGGGTCAGACTACAAAGACAAAACCGTAATCGGTTCGGAATATGCAAAACAACTTAGATTCTATACTAGATCAACACCTTTCTCAAGTACCCAAGTCTTGGAAGATTTTATTGTTAGGCGACACTTGTACCGATAAATATATATATGGTACTATTGATAGATTAAGTCCAGAAGCACCAGTACCTGTGTTTGTACCTAAGTACGAAGAAAGTCGTCGTGGTATGGCAGGTAATGTAGAAGAGAACTTAAAAGCCCTTGGCTGCGATGTTAGCTTACTTACCTTAGAAGGCGGTACAAAAACACGATTCATAGATACACGAAGTAATCAGCATATTATGCGCCTAGATCAAGATGCCAAAGGCGGACCTATAGAATTAGCAGTTACTATTCCCCCAATCTATGACGCTGTAGTAATTTCAGATTATAACAAAGGCTGTATTAGTTACGAATTAGTAGAACAAGTATTGCAGCAATTTAATGGACCTGTGTTTATAGATACAAAGAAAACAGATCTTGCCCGATTTGAAGGTGCTTTTGTAAAGATTAATAGCTTAGAAAATTCATTAGCTAAAACACTGCCAACTCAAACTATAGTTACACTTGGTAAGCAAGGTTGTGAATACGCAGGGCAAACATACTCAGCACCACAAGTAGAAGTAGCAGATGTATGCGGAGCAGGAGATACTTTTTTAGCTGCATTAGTATACAGGTTTTTAGAAACAAATCAAATTCCAGAAGCACTATTATTTGCCAATCGTGCTGCTGCGGTAACAGTAAAACATATTGGTGTTTATGCACCTACAATGAAAGAAATAAATGAGGCTTGAAGGTTTCGTAGAAAAAGGCTGGGGTTCAGAAAATATTTGGGCTACCAATGATAAGTATTGTGGTAAACTATTACAGTTTAATACAGGCTCAAAGTTTTCTATGCATTTTCATGCCCATAAAGACGAGACATGGTATGTGCTCGAAGGCAAGTTTGTTGTAAAGTATATCGAGACGCAGAACGCTGAAGTATACGAAAAGACACTGACAGTTGGTGATGTATGGCATAACCCTCCGTTGTTACCACACCAGCTAATATGTGTAGAGGCAGGCACGATTATTGAAGTATCAACACCTGATTCAATAGAAGATAATTATCGAGTTGCCAAAGGTGATAGCCAACAATGAAATATATTGTAGATATAGACGGTACAATATGTACTAATACTAATGGTGACTACCCAAACGCAGAACCTTATATGACACGTATAGAGTATTTTAATGGTCTTTATGATGCTGGCAATGAAATACATTATTGGACAGCCCGTGGTAGTAATAGTGGCAAAGAGTGGTTAGAACTCACACTAAAACAGTTAAATGACTGGGGTGTTAAGTATACTACTGCCAAAACAGGCAAACCTGCTTACGACATTTGGATAGACGATAAAGCTTTTAACGTAGACAGATATTTTGAATGAAAATTTTACTAACAGGACATAAGGGCTTTATTGGGCAAAATATGCTACAAGCCTTGCTGAGCACTAACCACGAGATTAGTACTTTTGAGTGGGAAGATGGCAATATGCCCAGTATTATGGAACAAGACTGGGTTATTCACATTGGCGCAATCAGCTCAACAACTGAGCGTGACGTTGACAAAGTTATGCGTCAAAACTATGATTTCAGTCGTCAAGTTTTTAATGCTTGCAAAACATATGGTGTAAACTTACAATATTCTAGTTCAGCAAGTATATACGGTCTAGGCACAGATTTTTCAGAAACTGCACAAGTAGATCCACGTAATGCTTATGCTTGGTCAAAGTATTTGTTCGAACGCTATCACCAGCAACATCAAGGCGGCAATGTAGTACAAGGTTTTCGCTACTTTAACGTATATGGCCCAGGCGAAGATCATAAGGGCTCACAAGCTAGTCCTTACCATCAATTTGGTAAGCAAGCACGTGAAGTAGGCAAGATCAAGGTATTTGAAAACAGCGAACAATATCAACGAGATTTTGTACCAGTTGAGCAAGTAGTTGCTACTCATCTGGCTTTTTTAAACAGTCAAGAATCAGGTATATTTAATGTTGGCACAGGCACTACTAAAAGCTTTTTAGAAGTTGCTGAAAGTTTTGGTGTTCCCGTTGAAACAATACCAATGCCTGAACAGCTAATACCAAGTTACCAAAAGTATACTTGTGCTGATATGACAAAAACAAACCAAGTTTATGACCACTTTAAAAGAATTAACCCACGATAACCATGTACTTGCAGAAGCTCACCCTTTTACCAAGCTATTATTAAGTGGTAAGATTTCTGAAGCTATCTATGCTGATTTTTTATATAATCAGCAAGCAATTTATTATTCCCTTGAAGCAGCGGCTCAAAGAAAAGGCCTTTTAGACGGCTTAAATGGAATAGAGCGAACCCTGAAAATCGGCAATGATTTTGATAATTTACCAAAATGTAAAACAAACTTGTACCCTAGTACAGTAAAATATATCAATTACATCATCAACAGAAATTTAAGTGCAGATCAAATCTTGGCTCACTTATATGTTCGTCATATGGGCGACCTATACGGCGGTCAAATGATTAAGCGAGTTGTTCCTGGTGATGCCACTATGTATGATTTTGATAATCGCAGCGAATTGATTACTGCTTTACGACAAAAACTAAATGTATCAATGGCAGCGGAAGCAAATGAATGTTTTGCTTTTGCTATAGAACTATTTACTGAGTTAGCCAATGAGTACAATATTCAATAAATTAAAAGCTCATGCCAAAGAATTGGAAACAATTCTTGAGGCACGGGCTTTTATTTCGCCTTCGGAAAACACCTCAGAATGGTACACCAAGAACTTTACTAGTTGTTGGATACGTCGTGCTAATTTAGACGTGATTGATGTCAGCCAAGACAAAAAATTATACATGATGCACTTGTGTGTGTTTCCAAAAGTATTTGATGCAGCACCTATTTATGGTTTTGATATTGTTGCTGGTACAAATAAAATCACAGGTGCGTTTTTAGATTTTTCACCAACTGGTGATCCAGATCATCCACTATGTAAGTGGTTCCAAGAGTTTGTAGAGCCTACAGAATGGTCTAAGCCACGACAACTGCCAGAGTGGGCACGTAATATTTTTAGTCCACGCATGGTAGCGGCAGGAAATATTAACTCAGAGTTTGAACTAAGTTTAATCTTAGAAATATCCAAGAAATCGTTAATTTACTACTTGGATAACATTTCTAAGTATAGACCTGGTTTAACTTTTGAACAACAGGTAGAAAAGTTTAATTTTACTGAACAGCAAAATTACTACTGCCAACAACAAAAATGTAACCCACATACTCCACGAGTATTAAAATCACTAGGATTCAACGATGATCAAGTCCATGATTACATACATAAAGAATTATTTCCTGAGGTATGAACAAGAAATGATAGAGTATTGGGCACATTACGGAGGACCTAAATAATGTGGATTTTAAAATTTTTACCTAATTGGTTATTTTATTTAACCTTACTAGCAGGTGTAGCAGCATTTTTGGTTGCGTACTTTGTTAAAGTATTACCTCAAGCAAAACTTGTGCAAGCCGTTAGTGCGGCAACCATTGTGTTTAGCATTTATATGGTAGGTGCTATTTCAAATAACGATGCTTGGTTAGCTCGTGTAAAAGACTTAGAAGTTAAAGTAGCGGAAGCAGAAGCCAAATCAGCTACTGCTAATACTGAGATTGTTCAGAAAACACTTGTAAAAACTCAAGTAGTAAAAGAACGTGGACAAGATATAATCAAGTATGTAGACCGTGAAGTTATTAAGTTTGATACTAATTGTGTAATTCCCAAAGAGTTTGTAACAGCCCACAATAAAGCAGCAGAGGCACCAAAGAAATGAAAGCATTAGTACTATCACTAGTTTTACTATTAAGTGCATGTTCTACAACTGTTCCAGTTGTAGCAAAATTTCCACAAGCTCCAGGTACAATAGTACAAGAGCCCTGCCCCGATCTTAAAAAGCTTGAAGAACAAGCTAAACTATCGGATGTGGCAAAAACAGTAACAGTTAATTATTCAGAATACTATATGTGTGCAGTTAAGCTAGATGCTTGGCAACGTTGGTATCGAGAACAAAAAGCTATTTATGAAGGACTAAAGTAATGGAATTAACCATTCAGCAATTAAAAGAGATTGTTCCTAAAAATCCTTATATTGAGTACTGGCATCATGCCTTAGTTCAATTATTGCCAGATTATGAGATCAATACTCCGCAACGCATGGCAGCATTTTTAGCCCAATGCGCACACGAATCTGGCGGTTTCACCGCTATCAAAGAGAATTTAAATTATCGTGCAGTCACATTACGTAAGATTTTTCCTAAGTATTTCCCAACAGACGAGATGGCAGCCCAATTTGCAAACAAGCCACAAGCCATTGCAAATAAAGTATATGCTAACCGAATGGGCAATGGCAGTGAGGAATCTGGAGACGGCTATCGTTACTGTGGTCGCGGTCTTATTCAGTTAACCGGCAAGGATAACTATTTTTGGTTTGCTGCCTCATTAAATCTTACACCCGAACAAGCTAGTGACTACATGGAAAGCTTTGAAGGTGCAGCCCAAAGTGCTTGCTGGTTTTGGGAAACAAACAACTTAAATCAGTGGGCCGACAAAGACGACATACTGACATTAACTAAACGTATCAATGGTGGTACTATAGGATTAGAAGATCGTAAAAAACATTATGAACATGCTAAGCATGTATTAGGAGCGTAATATGGTTAAACAGGTTTTAGCAGCTTTATTAATAGTAACAGCAGGGAGTGCGAGTGCTCAAACCCTGATTAACCAAGGTACTTACGATTCAAAATCACTAGTAGACACTAATTCAACCTCAGTGTCTACTAGTACTGTAAATACTAATTCAAATACTACTAGTAACTCGAATTCAACAAGTGCATCAACAGTTAATAGTACTTCTGTAAATACTAATAACAATAATAATGCCAGCACTTCAACTAGTACAAATACAAACAATAATATTCAGTCAGGCACAGTTACCAATAATAACAATAATGTTATGTCAGGAACTGTAACCTACAATAACAATAATGTTAATTCAGGTACAATGACTTACAATAACAACAATGTAAGTACAAGTGTAAATACCAATAATAATATTAATTCAGGTACAATGACTTATAACAATAATAATGTTAATACGTCAACCTCAACAAATACCAATAATAATATTAATACTGGTGACATGACTAATCGTAACATTAATAGTTCAACTAGTACTAGTACCAATAATAATATTCAGTCAGGAAGCATGACTAATATTAACCAAAATACTTCAACGGCAGTTTCTACTAATACCAATGTTAATCAGAACACAAATGCCAACACCAATGTTAATCAGAATATTAACTCAGGTGAAATGACTAACCGCAATATCAATGAGTCCACAATTACGCAAAAAGTAATTCAACCTCCTCCAACAGCAGTTGCGCCTACTATGATGAGTGGCGGTAATGCTGATTTGTGTTCAACAGGCACTTCAGGCTCAGTACAAACACAAATCTTTGGTGTTTCAGGTGGAGGAACAACTCGTGATATGAACTGTGAACGCTTAAAACTATCAAAAACACTTTTTGATATGGGCATGAAAGTTGCAGCCGTTGCCACAATGTGTCAAGATCGACGCGTATTTGATGCCATGTTAGCCGCTGGCACACCTTGCCCTTATGAAGGCCAAATCGGTGCACAAGCTAAAGCCGCATGGGAAGCAAATCCTGACCGTTTACCTAAGTTAGAGGAAGTAGACAAGTATGACGACACTACTAAGAAAATTGGCATCGGTGCTTTGCTTGGTGTTCTTGTTCACAAGCTCTTCTAATGCACAAGTAGAAACAACTGGTAATGTTGTAGATAATAGTCAGTGGATAAATGCAGTTTATCAAAATAGTTTAACTTGTTGGAGTTACGGTGACCCAGGATACTGCGGTCCCAACCCTATAGTACGCCCAGGTGGTAACATTAATTTTAGTTACGGCACTGTAGACTTACACCAAATACAGTCAATTGCTAGTATTTTGCCTAATTCAGGGACTGGTTTAGTAGTAAATGGATTTAATTTTGGATTTACTGCTAAAAATGGCAATGGCTGGGATAACGGTCGCCAAGACTACTTAAGTGCATACGTAACATTTTATAATAAAACTGGTGCTGTAGCTGCTAATTATGATTATACTCAGTACACTAATCGGCAATACAACTGGTCAACATTTAACTTTTCAGAAACTTTTGCAACACCTTATGCTGCACCAGAATTGTCAAATGTCAGATATGGATTAATTGGACGTGATAATAACTTTTGGGCAGGCCCTTATGGTCCTGAAGTTTATGGAGTTAACTTCTCACTAAAGTACTCAGTAGACCCTTGTTCAACAAATACTTTTTATAGTCCAAGTTGTGCAGGATACTATGATGCACTTGCTAAATTAGCGCCTCAATCAACTACAACAGATACTGTTATAGCGTATACTCCACCTCCAGAACCGCCACCTGAGCCTCCTCCGGGTAGTCCACTTCCTCAACAAGGATCGCAACCGCTACCACCTCCAGGAGCCCCACCTCCCATAGGCGGACCTCAACAAGGCTCACAGCAACCTCCACCTCCAGCCCCTAGTCCAGCGTCAAGTTCGCAGGAGAAGTCAAGCACAGGTGTACCAAACGTAGGGTTTGCCCTTAGTTTAATTGCCAAAAACTCAGAGCGTGAAAAAGCAATTGCACAACAAGTGGTTACTAGCTCAATTGCAGAAGCACAATCAGCAGGAGACAAAGCACAGCAAGTAGCAACAGCCACAGCAAGTGCAGCAGTTGCCATGAGCACCACAAGTGCAGAAACCAGCTTTAGTGGTTCAGGAATACAAGTTTCAAGTTCTAGTAGCCGTAGCAATAATGCATTGAATATAACAATGCAACAATCAAGTACTGGCAGTTTAGTTAATTTGCAAACTTTTAGTACTACTAATAGTAGTCAACAAACAGCACAATTACAACTATTAACGCCTGTTACCATTGAACAAGTACAAAGCACTCAAAATTATAGTATTTTTGCAGTACAGGAATATCGTCAACAAGAATCCGAACAAGTATCGCAACAAATAAACTTCTTAACGGATTTAAATAATCCTATTAGACAAATATTGGACGCTCAACAAACGCAGCAACAGCAACCAGATCAGCCACAGCAAACACAACGTCGTGATACTGCTCCCAATGAATTAGCAACGGGCGTTAATTTAGCACAAATGGCAACAATACCTCAGGGTTACGCTAGTTACACAAATTTTGTACTACGTGACGCAAGTTTTTACGAACCAAAGGAAGTTTACAAAAATCAAACAGTTGTAGACAATGTCAGAGTTTTACGCGGTTTAGGGTCGGATCAAAAGCATCAAGACTTAGTAAACCTGCAATACAAATAGGAGTTAGTATGGCAGAAGATTTAAATAAAAAAGTTGATGAGCTAGAAGCCGCAGCTAAACAGTATGCATCAAAAGATACTGTTATTAGCATTGGCGGATATGAATTTACTCCAGCTAAACTAATGGTTGCTTTTACACTTGTGAGTTCTGCACTAGGAGGTCTTTATGGTACTTTTGAAGTGTACAAAGACTACATGGGTATGAAGAAAAAGATTGCCGAGTATATTACTCCAGATTTATCAGAGTTTGATAAGCGCCTAGCAGTTATTGAACAGAACTCAGCAAAAACTGCTGACTATACTCGTGATATTAAAGTTGACTTAAAAAATGATTTACGTCGTAACGAAACTGTTACTGAGCAAATTGAGCGAAGTGTTAAACAATCACAACGAGAAATTGAACAAGATGTAAAGACTGTTCAACGAGAGATGCGAGCAGATCAAGATCGGACACGTGCTGAACTTGAAAAACTGCGACGCGAAGTAGACTCAAAAATACAAAAAGCTATTGATAATCCTTTAGCTAATAAATAATGTCTGCTTTCATATTAACCTTTTACCTAGGCTATATTAAACCAGAGTACGAATGTGTACGCTGGAGATGGTCGGGCGATGTTTATAGTCGAAAGGTAGTCTGTTTGGAATGGAGAAAAACAGACAAGAAAAAATAATATGATTGATCCTATTACAATAGGCATTGCGTTTACTGCAGCCCAACAATCTGTAAATTATATTAAAAAGGCAATTGCCCTAGGAAAAGATGTAAATAGCCTTTATGGGCAGTTTGCTAAATTCTTTGAAAACAGCGATACAATACATTCTGCCAGTGCAGAGGTACAAAATAGTAAGTCTATTCTCACAGATGGACAAATTAGGTCTTTATCTATACAAATTGCTATGCAAAGTAAAGCTTTGCGTGATGCTGAAAAAGATCTCAAAGAATTACTAATATATTCAGGCAACAAAGATGTATGGGATGAAATGATGCGAGAGCGTGTTCGTATGTACAAAGAACGTGCCAAAATACAGGCAGATTTAAAAAATGCCAAGATTAAAGCAAAAGCAGATTTAATAGATCGTGCCTGCATATTTATAGCATTTTCAGCAATAGCAATACCAGTATTTGGTTTTACATTTGCTATGTTAACAAAGTAAGGAAACTTAAGTGCATAATGATTTAAAGTTATTCAAATGGGCAGCGCTATTATTAGTACTACCATTAGCATTAGGGTTTTGTGGTAGGGAAAGTTTCAGATACCCTTGCCAAGATCCAACAAACTGGGATAAAGACTTTTGTAAGCCGCCTGTGTGCGATGTTACACGAACGTGTCCAGAACATATTTTTAAAGGTCAGCGTGATCCACGTCTAGGACCACCAGAAACCCGTGTAGAACCTATAGGAAAAGCACAATGTACAACACCAACACAAGGAGCTAATTGTGGAAAGTAACACAGTTATGTATACTGAAGAACAGCTAATGGCGCGCCTAAAATTCTTTATTGGCATTTGTTTATCGCTAACACTGTTCGGCATCGTATTTGTAGTATTATATTCAATTATTTTTATTACTCAACCATTGAACGCTATTAGCCCAATCGATCAAAAGTTTTTTGAAATGATTATTCCAATTGCTACTTTCTTAACAGGTACATTAAGTGGAATTATGTTAGCTGGTGGTAGTAAAGAAGAAATGGAGATGAAAAAGGATATGATTAAGCAAGCACAAGAAAATTCAAACACTTATGCTAAAGCTAATCCAATGAAAATTGAACCTTCTTTTTCACCAGGTTTGTCAACAACTGCTGGATTTAATGGAACGAGTGCTGCGCCTCCTGCTGCTACTATTACATACATTAATGGTAAACCTGCACCAGTTCAAGCACCTCATCCAGAAATTTAAATGAATAAGTTAAAAACTATGTTATCAGAAGATCCTGCCATTAGTAGTAAGCGAGTAATTACTTTTCTTGCTTTTTTCTTATGTGGGTCTGCTTTTATAGCGATGATGTTTGGATACCCAATAGATCAAAAATTATTTGATTCTATGATGTATATTGTAATTGCAGGATTAGGATTTACAGCAAGCGAAAAGTTTGCATCAACCAAGGAAACTAAATGAAATTATTTTTAAAACAGATTGTCTGGGCAACAATGATGATTGCAGGTATTGCATTTTTATCATGGAATAATTTAGCACATGCTGAAGCAGAGACTAAGAAAGTCTGTAAAGAAAAAACAGATAAAGCAGGTAAACCCGTTTTAGACAAAGCAGGTAAACCACAAGAAGAATGCAAGACTATTAAAGTCCACCAAAAACTTGAAGCTACTAAAGTTGAAGATGTAAAGAAGAAGTAAATTTATATTTGACAGATGCATGTTGGTCTGGTACAATATAAGTTAACAGACCGATTTTATCAACCTTACAAGGAAGTTTATGGCAAGTGGTAAAAGAGCAAGACGCGACAATGTAATTCAATTGGAACGTAACCCAATAGAGTATGGATTTACAGATGTAAAACCTTTAAACTTTATACAAGCGGAATACTTACGAGCAATTCAATCTAACCAAATCGTATTTGGTGTAGGAAGTGCTGGAACAGGTAAAACGTATGTGGCAGCAACGTATGCAGCGGGAGAACTCTTTCATAGACGTATTCAGAAAATTATTCTGACTAGACCTAACGTAGAAACAGGACGTGGGCTAGGATTCTTACCAGGTACACTAGAGGAGAAGTATGCTCCGTATCTAGAACCTTTTGATAACGTGTTTACTCGTAGCCTTGGAAAAGGATTCTATGAGTACGCACTTAAAGCAAAAACCATCGAGCCTAAACCACTGGGCTTTATGCGAGGTGCAACATTTGACAATTGCATCGTTCTTTTAGATGAAGCACAAAATGCTACACGAGAAGAAATGAAAATGCTGTTATCACGAATTGGTAAAAACTGTAAAATGATTATTTCAGGAGATGTAGATCAAGCTGATATTCCTGATTCAGGATTATCTGATGCAATTAATCGACTAGATCGTATTCCAGACATTGAAGTTGTCCGATTTATGGATGATGATATTGTCCGGTCCAAGATGTGTAAACAAATTATTTTAGCTTATCGAGATTAATTATGGCAGAAATGTTTAAACCCACAGAGGGTATGGCTAGTGCCGCCAAACGTGCACTAAAATGGCACGAAGAAGGTAAACCTGGCGGAACTTTAGTTGGTTTAGCAAGAGCCAATCAACTAAAAGATCGTGAGGAGCTGTCTGCTTCAACAGTATTAAGGATGTATTCATTCTTTAGCCGTCATGAAGTAGATAAAAAAGCAACAGGCTTTAATAGTGGAGAAGAAGGTTTTCCCTCAAAAGGTCGAGTAGCTTGGGACTTATGGGGCGGAGATGGTGGCTTTTCATGGAGTCGTGAAAAACGAGACCATATTATGGCACAACGCGCACTACTAGTTCATGAAATTTTAAAACTTCAAAAGTAAAAAAAGCCCCGTATATCACTATACGGGGCTTTTTCTTAATTACGATTTGTAATATGCCAAGTGCTTTGAAATAGTACTTGTAATGCTTCGTAGGGACTAGTCAAGATAATGGTATTAACATTATCTATATTAGTGCCACTTTTAATAGTTACTTTCCTATTTCCAACTGGAGCACCTATCTGTAATTTGATTATGTACTCTGTACCTTTTGGGGCTTCATCTGGTAAAGTAATAGTAACTGGGCCTGTGTTATTAACGCCTATGTAGTAGTCTGTTAATTTAGCAGTATAGTCTTCGGATACAACTACAGTATTTCTAGATACTGAGCCGCTTGGGCCTACTGGCCCTTGTGGTCCTGGCTCTCCCTGCTCTCCCTGCTCTCCCTGCTCTCCCTGAGAGCCAGTTTCTCCTTGTGGTCCAGGGCTACCATCTGCTCCAGCAGGTCCAGTAGGTCCAGTAGGTCCAGCAGGTCCTGGCGGGCCAGGAGGGCCTGCACCCGTACTAGTATAGTTGATTATATCTAAATCATCAATACAAGGCGGTAATGTGGGTATAAATGGAGACATAGGCCACCCAAAAGGCATACCTTGTTGTTGCTGTAATATCATTGATTCTCCTAATAAAAAGCCCCACAACTTGTGGTTGCAGGGCTTACAAATTACCAAAAATTAACGAATATTAGTGTTGGTATTTGTTGGGTTAGCTGTCAGCGTACCGCTGCCAACGTTGATAGCTTCATTATTACTACGAATGCTTTGTCCCAGAGTCCAAATAAGGTTTCCGAGTTGAGCAAACTGAGCTTGTTGTTGTTGCTGAGATTGCATTTGGTTGATGTTGTTGGTTGTAGTAACTTCAACACCACGAGTTGCAGCAGCAACATTTGCTTGACTACGCAATTCGATCAATGCAGCATTAGCTTCAGCCAATTGGCGATTCAATGTAGCTTCGTATTGTTGTGTAATCAGTGCACGAGTTTTGTCACCATCATTAGTAATATCTTTGGATAACTCATAACGATTTTCCATGATATTTTGATTGGTTTGAGCAGCTGTATTCATAACAGCTTCTTTAACACCAGTGATTTGTGCTACAGTTGCTTGGGCAACCATACTTAATTGATTAGAAAGTGCAATTGTTTGTTGGGCTTGTGAAGCTTCCATAGCAGCTGTTGATACAGCAACTGCTTTATCTACTCCGCCAATACCTGCCATTAAATCCATATTAGCTTGGTTTTGTTCTGGAGGATTACGAAGTACGGCACCAGCAACGCCGCCCCCATCTCCGCCTAACAAGTTTCCGTTGTTGCGTAATAGGCTTCCGAGGATAAGACCTCCAATTAAGCCGCCACCGCCACCACCGCCAAAAAGACCGTCGCCACCGCCACCGCCCATAATCATACCTGGAGTCATAATTTCTGCCATATTTTTATCCTTTAGTTCTGTGATCTGCTTCATAACTTTATTATAGTAGTTATTAGCTTGATCTAATTTATCTTGAAGCGCACCCATAGTAAACGCAATTTGTTCTTGTGTTGGGTCTACTGCTGGTACGCCAGTTTCATCTGCCATATAACTTCCTTTTAAAGCAGAAATGATACAGCGTATCACGCGCAGTCACCAAAACCTTGGCAACTGTAATAATTATAGCATGAATGATAAGTGACGACAACTCAAGTTTTACGGCTACAGGAGTAGAAATGCAAGTTACTGAAAAATTATGTTCCAAAAAGAAAAAAGCCCCCAAGCTATTAAACTTGGGGGCTTCTTTTTTGCTTACTCTTCGGAAATTTGTTCTTTTGGAAGCTGTTCCTGAGCTTGCTTAACTAACTTATTAGTTAGTGGATTAGCTTTCTTAGCGGGCAATTCTTGCAAACCTGCTAAGATTGTGTTAGCTTCTTCAACAGTAACATTTAATGTTATAATTGTATCTTTACTCTGTTCCATAGATTACCTAATAGGACAGGCACCAGTAGCACATTCTTCACCCATAATTTCATCAAAACTATTGGCATTTTCTAAGCTAACAGGTGTTAGTTGTTGAACATAAGTACGGAAAGTTTGTTCATCTACAACTTCTTGTGGAAGATATAGATATCCAAGATCTTTAGCCGTTTTAGTTGGATCAGTACGATAGATGAAACTAACACCTACATAGCAATCCCAATTATCTAACAACCAATCAATGATTGCTGGAACTTCTGAAGGATCATAACTAATTGTTACTGAAGTATTTTGCTGAGTCCATGAAGTCTGAATCAACTTGTACTTTTCGAGTTGCTCGACTGCTGTGTCAAGGTTGACTTCTTTTCCACTAACTTTATGGAAAGGAACATCAGCCCACTCAACAGGGAATGTAATAAGTACACCGCTATCATCAGTGGGGTGATTAACAACGTTATAATTAGCAGAGCGCAATACTTCAACAATAGGATCAAATTTTGAAAACTGTACATTGTTGAAAATATACTTTCCTAGTGGTTTGTGGATTCCTTCTGTGGTATCCATGATTTTGGATAGTGTTCCTGAAGGTTTAACACAAGTAATATTTTTAGGACTAGGCAAACCCAACTCCTGAGCCATACCAATAGCAGCACCCGTAGCAGTACGCTTCAAATATTCATAGTCGTAACCAGTCATATCAGGGCGTTTAGCAATACCTGTTAAACCTACTCCGCATAGACGCATAAAGTAGTTGTTTAAATGCCAAGACTCTTGCAAGATACCATCTTGAAGATTTACACAGGTTTGGCGGTAATTTGCGCGAGCTGCAAGGCGGATTGCATTGTGTAATCCAGCGGTGTCACCTTTAAATTTAGCAATATCGGTTTCTGTAAGATTACAGAATGATTTATTGCCGAGTAAGATTTCCACACAGGGGTTTGCACCTTTGAACCAAGGTGCACGACGTAAAGCTTCGACTTCATTGATAAATCCTGGCTCTGAACCGCCTGCTTCTAGCATCAGATCAAAAATCTTTTGCAAGTCAGCTTTTAGAGGCTTCTCTTTGAATACTAGTGAATTGTTAGATTGTTGACGATGACTATTGTTATACAACCACCAGTCTTTCTTTGCTACAGCAAATTCTTCCCATTCGGGTTGTCCGTAGTCGAACAAAGCAATTTCCGCACTCCGACGACTACTAAGAATGGTACCAAGATGATTAACAATGTCGAGAATATCCATCCGAGTAAGTAAACTATCAGCACGGCCATTGAGGATGTTTGCAATAGCCACATATGCAGTTGATATAGCGCTATCACCACTTGAGATCCATCCATAGCCTTTTAACCTTTCGCCAGCAGGACGTAATTGACTAAAGTCGAGTACAAGAGTATCAGCAGCATATTTACCAGCAATAAGTTTACCAATGGATTTAGCCCAGGCTTCTGCTGAATCGCCAACTTGAATTGTCCAAGTTTTAGTTTCTTCGTCAAATGTTTCAACGTTGTGCTCTAAACCGCCTTTAGCAGTGCGAGTAGAGCGTACTACACGAATGTTTTTAATTGGTTTGGAGAATCCGTTTAATGTACCAACAATTGGCTTAAATCCTACTCCGCAACCTTGCAGTAAAAGCCATAAGCAATCTACTACATCATATACAGTCTCTACATGAGTAAAGCTGCAATTAAATTGTGAAGCCTCACGAGTTTTAGCTACATCTGTACCGCCAAGCCAAAGTGTACGACCACTCATGGCAACTTTACGATCCAGCATTAGCTGTTCTAAATCATAAAGTTCGCTGTATTCTTCGTCTGTTAGATCACGACCAGCGGCACGTTGCCACAGCCATTCTTGGTGATCAATAACTCGGGCTACTGTTTCTTGCCACGTTTCGAATTGTTTTCCGTCGTCTGAAACTGGTCTATTATATGTACGACGTGTGATTACTTGTGCTCTAGTGCTTACTGCTGCCATGATTTCCTTTATGTTCCTGTTGAGCCGAAGCCTCCTGTGCCTCGGGTAGAGTCGTTCCAAATATCTTTAAACTGTACTAGTTCAACCTTCTGAATAACTAACTGGGCAATTCTATCACCAGCGGTAATTTTATAAGGGTCATCACCGATATTTTTTAACAAAACTTTAATTGTGTCGCGATAACCACTATCAATCACGCCTACGCTGTGAGGGATAGTAATTCCCTTTTTTCCTTGAGAGCTTCTATTGTACACAAAGCCTGCAAAGCCTTGTGGAATTTTAACTGCTATACCCGTATCAACAAGTTTTTGCTCGCCTGGATAGATTTCGCAATTTTCATATGAAAACAAATCTGCTCCAGCATCTGAATGATGTGCTCGTTGTGGCAGTTGTGCTCCTGGCTTTAGTTGGCAGTCTACTTGAAAAGATAAGCTGCTTATTGTGTTGCTTGTTATATAAGCACCATTTAATGCTATTGTTCCTGAATTCATTTTAAATATAACTCTAAGGTTTCGTCAATTTGTTTGCAATTTTCAGTACCAATTGCTTCTTCGCAAAAGGTTACTAAATCCATTAATTTATAGTTTAATTCTAATGTATCTTTACACTCATTTAGGGCTTGGATATACTTGTATTTACCTGCGAGAGGGATGCTTGCAATAATGTCATATGTACTGCCATATTCATTAACGAGACTAACTGCTCTTTTAGGTCCAATGCCAGGCACGCCAAAAACATTATCACCACTGTCACCAGTAAGGCATTTAATACTGATGTAATCTTCGGGATTAAAATCGTAGTGAGTATTCCAGTTATCAATTGTAACTTCTTTGCGTGTAACATATGAGAATCTTGATACATTAGGTTGAACTAATAAATCCCAATCTTTATCTGAGCTAATCAGCCAAATGTCATCAACTGGGAATTTTGATTTTTTTGAGACAATATATGCTGCAATATCGTCAGCCTCAACGCCTTGAAAGCGTAAAACTGGATAGTCTGTTGACTCAGCAATATGTTCTAGTGTTTTGGTAAAGTCTTCGAAGAACAATTCAAAAGCTGCTTTTTCAGCATCTGTTTGTTCAGCGAATTTATCTTTACGATTTTGTTTGTACTCAGGATAAATAGCTTTACGATATGAACTTGAGCCCATATCACCTGCAATAATTACATGAGATGCTTTATAAGATTTTTTAAGACTCTGAACTGTGCGTAAGTAATCTTCGGCAAAATCTGTAGCACCACTATGTTTATAGCGAAATGCAAGATTCAGTGAATCAACAACTAGCAGAGTATTATTTGCTTCGGTAATTTTTGAGAATGTTTTTGACATATTATTTGCGTGTTAATCTGTTATTATACTACTGCTAAGCTGTTTTGTCAAGTTACAAATACTGGTTGCTCCCACTTGAGCCAGTCTTCTAGTAGTGCTACATAGAACTCGTGACTTTCGTGATTGTAATAAATACAGCGATAATTTTGTGAGTTAGGCATTTCGTCAAAAGCCACAAAAACTTTACTACGATCAAATTTAAAGATTAGTAGTGGTTTCTTTGAAACCTGTGTGCCTTGACGGGTAGTCTGCTCCCAAAATTCTACCAGTTGCGGAGTCTTGGATGTTAGTAAGTGTGAAGTAAGGTGGTCTTCCGCATAGCCTTTAACTTCTACACACCAAAGGTTGGTTCGCCCAGGAACGTATAAATCGCCCTTAAGCTGATGTTTAGGGTCAAGAGCACCTGATCCAGGCACTCTTTCCCAAGCTAAACCAGTGTGCTTTTTGAGTAGATCACGTACTGTGGTTTCTGTTCTAGCACCTTTGGCTCTAGCGTCTACTACCATTACTCAGCTGCTGGTGCTTCTGGAGCTTTTTCAACAACGGGTTCTGGAGCAGGTGCTGCTACAGTTTTTGTTACTGTTTTAACCACAACTTTTTCAACTACGGCTGAGGGCGAGTCAACTTCAAGAGTGATCTCTACGCCTTTACACTCAACTGTACAGCTAGGGTCAACTCGGAAAATAGCTTTGCCCTTGCCTTCTGCATATACCAGCGGATATTGGCTATCTTCAATAGTATCGCCAACTGCTAAAGCTTTTCCGTTAAGAGAGACTTTTACGTTCCCTTCAATTTCTTCTAAAATCATATTATACCTCTATTTGGGATATATTGTTACGCTTAATGACATTTACCTTTTCTAGCAAAGGATGACTGAAGCCATGACTTACTAAGAAAGTATTTAAATGTTCCTCGTGTAAAAGCACTTCTACTAACTTTTCTTTACCGTCAGTATCAAGGGTTTCTACAGTTTCATCCAGTATTAGTAAATTGATTCTAGAACTGGACAATGTTTGCATTAGTTTTCTAATAGCTAATAAAGTAGCTACATTAACTCTTGCTTTCTCACCACCACTAAGAGCCAGTATTTCAATGTCTTTTCCATTATCAGTGATAACAACATTTAGTTTGTCGCTAGCATTAATTTTGAAACTAATTTGAAATCTTCCATCACTTAGATCAACCAAATATTTATTTGTAATCTCTTCTAAGTCTTTTACCAAACTCTCAATTTTATATGCTACTAGACCTGTTGTACTAAATGTTTTTGTTAAAACATTTAAAATACTCATTCGTTCGCTTAACTCATGTAACTTGCCACTATAGGTTTCTAACTCTTGGTTCATTTCAACCAATTGTTTAGATACTAAATCTACTTTAGTATTATGTGCTGTTACTTCTTTATTGTGCTGCTCTGCTTCAACTATTTTACGTTTAGTAGCAGTAATTGAATTTTGTAACTCTGTAAATTGTTGCTGTAATGTTTGCTTGTCTAGTAATGTGTCTGGTAGCTCTGTATCAATAAGATTATGGTATTTTTCCCAATCTTCTTGAGATTTTTGAGCATTTTGCCAAGCAGCTAAACTTTCTGAGTATTTGTTTGATTCTGCATGTACTTCTTCTAATTCAATAAACAATCTATTAATCTTAGCTTCACTAGTTTCTTTAATATCGTGTTGTTCATTTATTAGTTCTGATATTTTATGAGTATCAATCGGCTGTAAACAAGTAGGACAAACACCTTCTAGTTTAGCCATTTTCTGAACAAATGCTTTACTATCTTTTACAGTTTTCTGTAATTCGATAACTTCATTGCTTAATGTTCTATCTTTTGCTTTGATACCTTCAATATCTGTTTCAGGTTTTTCAGGAATTGGAAGTAATTTAACTTTAGCTTGTAACTGTTTATACGTATTATTCTGCGAAATCTTTTTATTAGTAGACTCAATACTATTAATACTAGATTCTATAGTAGATGCTTCTGTTAACAAAGCTGTATCTAACTCAGGAGTTTCTACCGGTTCTTTTAGTGTTAAATCTGTTTTCTCGTACTTGTTTAACCAACTACTTACAGTATTTACTTGAGACTGTACTGCAGCAATATCTTTAGTTAATTGAGTTGAGACTTCTTTGAAAACTTCAGCTGCACGAGTATACTTGCCTAAATTTAAAATTTCAATAAGAAACTTTTTACGAGCAGTATCAGGAGCTGTTAAAAACTCTAGACTCGACGCATTTGACTGATAAACAATCTGTGCAAAACTTTTATGATCAAAACCTAAAATATCTTCGATCATTTTGTAGGTAGCTGTAGCAGTATGTGCGCTAATATCAACGCCTTCTTTAAACAACTTTACAGTTTGTGCAGTACCACGACTAGATTTAATTGTATAGTCTGTACCGTCTCGGTTAAAGTCTAGTTCAATAGTATAGGACTTATCTTTAATATGTCGATTGAGAATATCTGCTTTTTTAATGCCCTTTGAGTTCTTATTAAACAATACTTCTTCAAGGATTAGAGCAATAGAACTTTTGCCGTGGCCATTACGGCCCACTAATTGTGTAAGTGGGGCCGCAACAAAATCAATTTTATTATCTTTTCCGTAGCTAAAGGCATTAGCCCATCGTAGTTGTTTTATAGTTATCATTTACGGCTAGTCTCTTTTTTAGTTCTGGTAAGCCGCCTACATATTCACCATCAAGGAAAATTTGTGGTACGCTACGAGCGTTCGGCACTTTTTCAATTAAGTCTTTTTTAGTGTATTGGCCTGCGCCTAACATACATTCTTCATATTCAATACCAAAAGATGTTAATAAGCGTTTGGCTTCTTGGCAGGCAGGACAGTTAGTCTGCGACCATACTTCGGCTTTATTCCGATTCAATTTTGTCTGCATAATTTTGAAATTCCTTTAACACAGTTTCAATAGTATCTTCTGGCAATTCTAAAATATATGCAAGATACTCACGGATTTCTTCTGACATAGACATTTCTTTATCTAAGATCAGTGCGGAGTCAGTATCCCGCTTAATTACCTTACGATCAATTAAATCGCTATCTTCTAGTTCGCCAAGTTCTTGCATATCGCCTTCAACTTGATAGATCGTATGGTCATAATCAGTTTGCGGCTTAGGGTCATGTACAGCTACTGTCTTACGAATAAGTTGCGGTAGTTGTAGTTTACGCCATTCATGCTCTAGGCTGATGGAATCCAGTATAATAATACCAGTATCCACATTATGACGATGAAAACTAGTAGTAACGGGACTTCCAGGATATAAAATATTTTTCTGAGAGTTTTCATAACTGTGTAAATCGCCTGCTAATACTAAGTCATATTTTGCAAATAATTCTAGATCCATTTCAGGTTTTACGTGTGGTGGGATCTCTCCACGAACGTGTGTAAAACAAATATTCCCATGAATTATAAAAGGCTCTTTTTCAAATTCTTTTAGTTTGTTATAGGGAATAAAATCCATGTTTTCTATTTTACAATAGTCATCGATAATTTCCACATTAGAATTTAAGCGATTTGTAACTTGTTTTAAGTTTGTTAAAAAAGTTGTATCTTTTTTAACCGCTTCATGGTTTCCTGCATAAATAATTGTAGGAATCCTACAACTACTAACCAAATCGAAATATGTTTCTAGTTCTTCCATGTTGGGTAGCTTGTCAAAAACATCACCACCAATAACAAAAAGATCACACTCTGACTGTATAGCTGCAAGTTGTTCCCAGAGCATATTAAACCTATTCTTAGCCCAAGAAATAGGTACGTTTTTCTGACCCAATTTAATATGGACGTCAGCTGTAAATAATACTTTCATATTGCCTTTGAGACAGAAAAGCCCGCTAAGCATTTCGTTTAGCGGGCTTAAGTTTTTAACCTAGTTCTTTGACTGCTTCTTGCTCAGAAGATTCGGCTTCGCCGTCTTCTTCAGTGTTGGTAGTAATTTTTTCCAACAAGGCTTTCACATCTGCTTCTGTAGGACGAGGAAACTTCTCATCAATATTTTTAGCAGCGTCAGCCATAGCACGCTCTTCAGCGGTCAGGGGACGGGCTTTGCAACGCAAAACTTGTAATGTATATTCAACATTAAAAGGCAGGGGTCCTGTCTTTACACGCTTGAATACAACATCCCAACCTATATCATAGTCAGTAGGATCTCCCAAATCTTCAGCCGCTGTAACGATTTG